TGGACGACATGCGGTATTGCGGTGTGCGTGTCGCGCCACGCGATGACGGCAAACTGCATGTGTTGAGCGAGTTTGTCGTGGAATCTATCGGTGAGATGTGGGAGGAAATCGGGCGTGTGATGGCAGATGACGCGGTGCAGCTGTTGCTCACTCCCGGCCTGTACTCAATCTGTCCACCTGAGCTGATGCGCCGCACCAAAGATTTCGGGCAACGTGAACTAACGACGTTTACGAGCCTTGTACGGAACCTGATCTTGGAAGGTCGTGTGTGCCATGCCGGTCAGATGGCGTTGACGGAACAGGTGCAACGTGCCGTATCTGGACGCACCCAAGCCACGATCACCCTGTCGTCGCAGAAGTCACCCGGCCCGATCGAGCAGACACGGTGCATGGTTGCTGCTGCCGGGTTTGCTGCCGCCCCACAAGCCAAAGTTCGCAAACCAATGTTGGGCATTGCTAAATGACACACCGATGTGGTAAATGGTGCTAGCCTCTAGGCGTGGGTCTGTTCCGCACGCGTACTGAGCCAGCAATCGGCACCGCCTCCGTGCAGGCTGCGGCCGGCGCATCGGCCAGACCCGGCGCGTTGCAGTACTACGTCGTCGGCGCAGCTACTGCACGCGCTTTGTCTATTCCTACGGTGTCGCGTGCTGTCGGTCTGATTACCAGCATGATTGGCGGCCTCGAGTTCCGCACCTACACCCAGTCATGGGATACCGCCGCGCAGGCTTACGAACGTACGTACATACCGGGCGAATCGTGGATGACACGACCCGACCCGAAAGCCACACGCAACTTCATGATGGCATCAACTGTGCAAGATTTGATGCTGCATGGTCGCGCGTTCTGGTATATCACATCGCGGTACAACACCGGTTTCCCGGCGTCGTTCACATGGCTACCAGCTGACAACGTAGCCACACTAGATCAGGCCGGCCCTGAATGGTTCGGCCCGTCGAATGACAGCCAGTTCAACGGTGTAGACATTGACACCGACAACGTGGTGCAGTTTCTTAGCCCTATTAACGGGATGCTGTGGACTGGTAACCGTGCAATCCAAATCGCCTATGAACTTGATGAGGCGGCACGCCGGTACGCGCACCACGGTGGCGGTATCGCCTCCGGTTACCTGCAGCAAACCGACGGTGAACCCATGGGCGGCGACGAACTTGCAGAACTTGCCCAGGCATGGTCGGAGGCACGCGGCAACCTTGCCGTCGGTGCGTTGAACCAGCATGTGAAATATGTGGAGTTCTCCCAAGACCCATCCAAGCTGCAACTCATGGACGCACGCCAACATTCTGCGTTGGAACTAGCCCGCGTGTTCCAAGTACCGGCATGGCTGGTCGGAGTCGCTATCGGCGGCATGACCTATCAAAACAGCCAACAGGCACGCCAAGACCTGTATTTGTTTGGCGCTAAACCGTTCGTGGATTGCATCGAGCAAACATTGTCGCTTGACACCGTTGTCGCGCGCGGCAAACACATTGAAATGGACATCGGCGCTTACTTGCGTGAGGCCGAACTGCCCAGCACCGCCCCTGCCCCTTCTGAGAGTGAGGACGCCACCGAATGATCCGATTCACCGCCCAATCCGTCACCCTTGACGCCGCAGCCGGCGAAGCTGACAAGCCGCGCACCATTAGCGGTATCGCTGTGCCGTATGGTGACACCGCTACGGTGTCCACCGGTCAGCAGGTACGCATCGAATCTGGCGCGCTGCCGGTTGACGGCCCCGCGCCACGCCTGTTGGAATCGCACGATCCTAGCCGCATCGTTGGTTTGGTCACGGCCCGCGAAGATACCGATGCCGGCATGTTGTTCACCGCTGAGATTGCACGCACCGCAGCCGGTAACGACCTTGTAGAACTGGTCAAAATGGGTGCCCTTGACAGCGTGTCTATTGGCATTGAAGCCCTTGATTATGAAATGGACGGCCCTACGATGGTCGTCAAAGCCGCCGACTGGCAAGAATTGTCAGTCGTCTACCAGCCAGCGTTTGCTGGCGCAACCATTAGCGAAATCGCCGCACAAGCGGAGACCGCATCAGAACCCCAACCTGAGGAGACCAAAGTGTCTGAAGATACCCAGCCCGAAGTGGTCGAAGCTGCAACAGCGGAGACCGTCCCAACCCAGCCGCTGCACGCCGCAGCAGCCAAGCCGTT